TTTTTTTTGAAAAAGCAGGGCCTAAGCCCTGCTTTATGTTTTTATATTCTAGTAAAAACTTACTGGAATGATAGGTTACCAGAGTTAACACCGATTTTAGCTAGGTAGTCAGCTGCGTTACCAAGTGATGAAGCTTGGTTGTTTAGCTCTACATAACCGTAACGTGTCATGAATGACACTGTTGGTTCGAATGTTGCTGGATCTAGTACTGTGCCTGAAGACATTAGCGGAATGTATGGGCAATAGAACGCAGCTGCGTCCATTTCGCCTTCGCCTTTATAGCCAACTAGGATATCAGTTGAGTCATTTGCATACTGGTCTACAAACACACGCATTGTATTGTTTAGTGTACCAACAAATTTCGTGTTAGTTGGTGCCTCGAAAGGACCTTCTGTTGTACGAGCAAATGCTGAAGTTGTTGCAGACTGTAGTACAGTTAGCATTGTTGGTGAAACTACTACGTAGTTACCAGCGCCACGACGTGTACGTGTTGCGATTAGGTTAGCTGCGCGGTTGATTAGAACTGCTAGAGCTGCGTGTTGGTCACCAACGAAAGTTGCTTGACCTGATACGTTACCTTGGTCGTATGTGTCTGTTGCTGTACCAGCTAGAACACGTAGAGAACCTAGAACTTCTTGGTCGATCTCTGCTGTGATTTCTTGTGCTAGTGCTTGCATGATTTCAGCTTCAACGTCTAGACCGTGCATTGAGTTAGCATCTTGTGCTGCTTCAAAAGTCCAACGTGCTGATAGCTTACGTGTTTTTGCTTCTACAGTTTGCTTCAATACTTGGATTGAAAGCTTACGGCCTGCTTCTGCTTCTAGTGAAGCTGTTGAAGATGGACCACCTGTTGCTGCGTCACCTGAGTAACCTTTTGCAATTGCAAATGGTGAAAGAGCTTCGTCGCCTGCGTTAACGCCTGCTGCTGATTCTGAGTAACGTACACGTAGTGTATGGATTTGGCCTACTGGGCCAGTCATTGGCTGTACGCCAACTAGTTCGTTAGCGATAACCGTTGGCATTACGCGACGGATTACCGGTAAGATTACTTTGTTCATAGTGGCAATATTGCCAGCCATTGTTGAGCCTGAGGCTGCAGATTCTGAAAGATAGCTCTTAGTGTTTTCAAGAACTGACTCCATTACTACCTTTTTGTTGCCTGCTAAGCCGTCAGTTAGGGCGCCTTTAGTTACATCCCAATTTTCGAATAAATTCTGTGACATTTTGGTATTCTCCTTGTTATTTGATACCAGCTAGTTTTTTAAGGTTTATAATTTCGGCTTCGCTTTCAGATGTCTGTGTGCTGGCCTTATTACCTGTGATCTCAGTCTTCTGAGATTCATTTAATGTACGTGCTTTAGAAACTGTACTGCTTTCGTTTAAAACTGTTGGCAGATACTTATTAAAGGCAGCTTGTAACTTAGTTGTAGCTACTGACTCTAATAGGTTAGTCATTAATTCACGTTTTTCTTTTGATAGAGGTGACATTAAAGTTGCAAGTGTTTCCTTGCGTGAAACTGTTTCTGCAATACGCTTTGCGTTTACTGTTGCTGTTTCAATTAAAGCCTCTTTTTCTGAAATTGTTTTTTCTGATTCAGCTAGAGCTGATTTCATATTATCAATTTCTGCATTCAACTTGGAAATTGTTGTTCCTTCTGAAAGATGTGAGCTCATAAATTCAGCTGCGAATGTTTCGAAGATCTTACGACCAAACATATTTTCTTTCGCTGACTGAATGTCTTCTTTAAGCACACTTAGTTCACTAGTAAGTGTTGATTCAACAATACCTGCTAGTTTACTACTTGCTTTAGAGATGAACTTCTCTTTAGTAGTTGCAATCATTTCCTTGCCTTCTTTCACTAGACGTACTTTCTCTTCAATAAGAGCTTGTTTGTCTTGGTGGAATTCATTAAGTTCTGAAGTTAGTTGTTCCATTACAAAATCTTCTAACTTCTCGAAGTTACCTTCTTGAAGTTTTCGATCTTGACGAAGTTCTGAAATTTCTTGTTTAAGTGTTTCCATAACAAAGTTGTCAAGTAATGCAGCATGTTCAGCAATATTACGCTTGTATTCTACTTGCGCTTCTACTGCCATTTTCTTATCTGCTGCAAATTCTGCTAACTCACTTTTGATTGTATCTGATAACATTGCGTCTAGTGCTTCCACCATCTGCGTTTTATCAGTTTCATATCTCTGTGCAAACTCTTCACGTAATTCACCAGTGATTTCTTCACGAGCTTCAGTAAGTTTAGCATCAAATGCTTCACTAAGTGAAGCATTTGATGCTAAACTTACTGAAGCTCGTAATTCACCAGTGATTTCTTCACGAGCTTCAGTAAGTTTAGCATCAAATGCTTCACTTAGTGTTGAGCGCACTTCTTCTGAAAGTACTTCTGAACTTAGGAGTTGTTCAATTGCATTTGCCATTATCTTCTCCTAATATCTAGGTTGTTAATAAATTGTAATACCTCTTCCTGGAGATATTTTTGAGCTGCATCATCATGACTAGCTGCACCGGCAACATCCATAAGGATATTACCACGTTTGCCATTCATAATCGCTTCATAAAGTGGATCCGGATATGCATCCGGGGCACTTGGGTTGGCAACAATGTCTACAGTTTGAATTTCAAATTCTGAAACCACACCGCTTTCATTAACGTTACCACTTCCGCGACTTGATACACCAAGTTTTACACCATTCTCCAGTAGGGTTTTACAAATATTTCCCATTGGAGTTGGTAATAATTTTAGACGACCATAACCGTCTGCACCGTTCATCCACATTTTTTCAATCATGTGACTTACACGATCCAGATTAACTTGTAAGTCATCGGGATGGTCAGCTTCACCTAAAACACTATACCCATTGCTGATCTTTTCTTGAATCGTTTGAACAGCTGATGCAATTTGATCAACTGGGTATCGTCTTTTATTTTGGTTTTCTTTGTTACCTTGCACAAAAATACCTTCCATATACAAGCTCTTACCGCCCTTGCCGTCATCTTTGGCTTCAGTTACGATTTGAGCTTGATCAAATGATAGGTTCTCTTTTAGTGTAAAGTTATTCATTACTCGGCACTACCTTTTTTCTCAGCACCATGTCCACGTGTCTCTGCTGATAGCTTTGCGCCATCACCAGGATGTGTTACGCCCATATCTTTTGCTGTTGCATCTGATAGGCCTTTTGCTGATCCTGCTGATGCTTTAGCACCAGTTTTAATAGTTTCGCCGCCCATGTCATTTTTACCTGCTGTTGGTGACGCTTTGCCGTCATCGCCTGCTGGCATTTCTTTTGGGTGAATTGCATTTTCTTTACCGATCTTATGTAGATCAGCTGCTTCTTCAAGTTCTTCAACTTCTTCATCAAGCTCTTCTTCTGACTCGTCTGATTCAAAAGCAAATGACTCTTCAGTCTCTTCTTCTTCATCATCCATGTCCATGTCCATTTCTGGTTCCATGTCATCGCTTTCAGGTTCGTCGTCGCCCATGATTTTAGCAAATTCTGCTTTTAGAGAAGCTAATGCATCTTCTACATTTGCAATCTCTGCTTCAACGCCATCGTCGCCGCCTTCCATGTCCATGTCCATTTCTGGTTCCATTTCCATGTCGTCGCCTCCAGCAAGTTCCATTTCAGCTTCTTCTTCGTCGGCTTCGCCAAACGCTTCTTCAGCTTCAATTTCATCTTCATCTGTTTCGATGCCATCAATAAAGTCACCGGCTTCTTCGTCGCCGATAGCTTCTTCTAGTTCTTCTTCTGAGATATCGTCTTCTACGATATCGTCTTGCTCTACAAGATCTGACCAGATCTCACGAGCACGTTCTACAAAAGCTTCGTGTAGTAGTTCAGAAGCTGTTGCTTCTTCGCCATTCACTAGGCTCTCAATAATTTTAGTATAACGATCTTGAGCACTCATAATAATCTCCTTCATGATAGGTTATAACAATTGTATTTAAGGCGCATTGGTTGCGACTAGTATATAATGCAGATAAAATCGCATTTTTGTTTAAAAAAATTAACTTACACTGTTATATAAGTATTTATTCTCCAGATGGCCTTGCATAAATGTCTTTATAGCCTTCAACTGCTTGTGCATGTTCTAATTTAGACATTTCATTCTTTTTACGCATTTTATTAAGATGGCGCAATGTTAGCTTAGGGCGACGAGTATCATCTAGCTCCCAAGTACCATAATCATCTTCTTGTGCGTTTTGTGCGAGTTCATTAAATCTCATCTGGCTCATCTCCTGTTTCGGTTCCACTTCCTACTGGACTATCCATATCTGACATTTCATCAGAGTCTTCTGCATCGACATCAGTAGGCTCGAAGCCTTCAATATCGCCAGTTCGAACGCCCATGCTACTTAATTCGCTAGAAGCATCAAAACCTGAATCAGATGTATCAGTATTTTCTTCTTTCCACATCTGTTCGTTTTTTCTCTTAATTCATCTTCAGTTAATCCGAGATATTTCTTCATAATAAATCGTTTTGATAGATAATCCACACCCTCAACTTGTCCGAATAAATTAGCACGAGCTGCTTCAATTTCAATATCACGATATTGGCTAAAGCTTTGTGATTCGATAAATTTCAGATCAAACAAACTACTTGGTACTTCAATACCACGATGTTTTAGGAACATCTTAAATTCTTTATCCAAG